CCAATGGTTCAGCCATCGTTCCCCCTCACTCGGGCGGGTTGTAAGCAAAGATCAGGATTGTGTGAGCCGGCGCGATTTGTTCCATCGCGCATTGAAAGAGCTTCGAGCCCCAATCGACCAGGTGCTCGCCGACCGTCGATACTCCGGTCCGGAAATAGATGAACGGCGCCGTCGCGGTGACCTTCCACGCGTGCGCCCAATCGGCGCTGTTGAGCGGGTCGCCGGCGGCGTTGATGCTCACCCGAAACGGGGCGTATTCGGTGATCGTGATCTCATAGCCAAGCTGCTCGGCCAGGCCGATGAAGTAATCCTTCGACTGACCGCCGCGGGCGGTGAACTTGATGCAAACCGCCTGCTGTTGCTCTTGCTTGGTGCCCAAGGGTCCGGTGCACGGCGTCGGCAGGCCGAGGGTTTCTTCCCACTCGGGTAAAAGGTTTGTGGTCGTGCACGGGAAAGTGTCGGCGATCAGGCCATTGAGCGCGGCGGTCAGCCGCTCCCAGGTCGGCATTAAGACCAGCAGCTCGAAATCCTGGATCAGCTCCAGGCCGCGGTTCCACACCCGGCCGCGCGGCAGAAGCCGCTGGAATTGGTAGAGGTAATCCCAGCGGTTGTAGTTGATCAGCGCCATGTCAAAGCACCGTGAGGCGGCCCATCACCGGGAGCGCGCCGTTCGGGACATTGACCTGCTCGGTCGGATCGGGAACCGTCATGATGTAATGGTTGATGCCGGGGATCGCGTCGATCGCGGCATAGAACTGCGACGGGTAGAGGTTCCCGCCCGGCGAGCCCTCGACCAGGAACATGTCCGAGATCGCGGCGGCGATCGCGTCTTGCGTCGCGTCGTCATGCGGCGACAGTTGTTCGAGGGTCACGTCGATGACAAAGGGCGTCGGCGCGATGCAGTAGACCATCGCGGTCACCGGTTGCAGCGGATAGATGTAATCGGCGACCGTCGCCTGATCGCCGGTTGCAACGTCCATTGCCGGGCGCGGTTCTTTGGGGCTGACGCCGTCGTCGCCGACCGGGAACCCGTTATTGGTGTTCCCGTCCATCATGAAAAAGACCGAGACGGTCCCCGGCCCGAGCGCGGGTCCGGTGCACCAGGCGCGCGTCACCCCCGGCACCTGCAGCGCCCATTCGACATAGTCCTCGCTGTCGCCGCCCTGCGGCGGCGAGCGGTACCGGATCAGCATGCGGGTCCGCAGCTGGTCCTGCGTCTCGGCGTCGGCGCCGCCGGTTAGGATCCCCGTCACCCCGGCCGAGTTGATCCCGACGATCGGCGTCGCGATGCTGATCGGGGTTCCGCCCGGATCGTTCGTCATCTCGCCGATGTCGCCGGCCTCGATCGGCACGGTCACCGAGCCATTGGCGCCCACGGTCCCGTCCGCGGTTGTCTGATACGAGGTTCCGTCCTGGCGGGTGAGAGATGTCCCGTTCGGGAGAAGCCGCCCCTTGGTCCCCGAAAAGACCGCGGTCCCGGTCGCTGAGGTCGCCGCCTTCGGGTAGACGCCGACCAGCGCCGACCAGGCATAGAGGAATTCGTCCTCGGCCGTGAACGGCACGCCCATCCGGGCGATCCAATCGGCATAGCCATAGACGCTGTAAGCGAGCCCGGCCATGCACCAGGCGAGGACGCGCAGCACCGCGGTGCGCAACAGGCCAGTGAGCCCCGGCACCCCGGACGTGGTGATGTCCTGGATTGCGGTTTGCTGGAGCTCGGTGAGGGTCGGTCTAGCGAACGGCACGGCGCCTCCTTACGGGTACCGCGCCGCCAAAGTCCGGCGGCCACGGCATGGGCGAAGTCATCACCGCGAGGTTGTCCCAAGCCCAGCCGAACATGAACTTGGTCTGCGATCCGTCCGGCTTGGTGATCAAGACGGCGATCCCGAGCATCGTCGGCGTCAGCCACGCGGTGTTGCAGGCGATCGATTTCGCCACACCGTCATCGACGAGCCACTGAAGCGCGGCCAAGGTGGTAGTGCGCGCCAGGCCGAGGTTCTGCCGCAGCGTCTTTGCGCGATCGAGTTGCCAAAAGTTCGAACCAAGCGGCCGATCGAGGTAGGTATCCGCCCACCAGCCGCGGCGATCGTTGGTCCCGTCGGTCGGCACGAAGTCCGGTGTCGCGAGTGCATCGGAGAAAAGCGACGTGAGGCAGGCGGTTTCGAGATCCTGGCCGGTCTCGACATCGCCGATCGCGTAGCCCCAGTCGCCGATCGCCTGGTTATTGTCCCACAGCACCATGATGTCGCCGCCGGTGCCGCCTTGCGGCATGTCGGACGGCGCAGCGGGCGGGTTGTCGGCCTCGGCCCAGCCGGTCATCGCGGCTCGACCATCGAAGGCTCGACCCGGCCGAAGCAATAGCGGGAATGCTCTTCGAGCACGTGTCGCAGCTGGGCGAGCGTCATCCCGTGTTCGGCCGCGATTTCCGCGAGCGGCTTCCCGTCGTGTCTCGCCATGACGATGCTTACCGGGGCGGGATGTCCGCGACTACCTTCGGGCATCCCTCGATTCCTCGAGCATCTGCAGGCGGCGGGTGAGCTCCTTCACGGCGTTCACCAGGGCGAAGGTCAAGGCGGTGGTGTTGAGATGGAGCACCTCTACGGACTCGGCGTCTTGTTCGCGCAGCTTCATCGCAACGCGGTGGACCATCTCGGGCATGACGGGCACGACGTCCTCGGCCGCGAACCCGTGATAGATCGTCTCGGTATCGAGCATCCCGCCGAGGCCGTTGTACCGGAACCGGATCGGGTCGAGTTGCAGCACCTCGGCGAGGCCGGCAGTGTAGGGCTCGACGTCCTTTTTCAGCCGCGTGTCACTCGTCGAAGTCCATGAGCCGCCGCCCGGCTGGTAGCCGGCGCCGGTGATCGTGAAATTCGGGTCGAAGGTGGCGCGCAGGGCGCCGCTGCTGCTGCCGTTGGTTATCGTCCAAACCTCGATCTTGCCGCCCGCGCTGGTTCCCCAGTTCTCGGTCGCCAGCATCCGGATAAAGTGGAAATTGCCCCCGGCAGTCTGAAACGAACCCGCCGTGGCGCAGCCGGTAAAGCCGAGGCGGCCGATTTCGTCGCCCGATTGCGTCGCTGTCATCGCCGCCCCGGTGCCGCGGGCATTGCGCAGCGACAATTGCGAGTAGACGGCCGACCCGTAGCTGTCGAGATGGGCGCGGGTGAATTGGGCGTCGGCCTGCGCCATCCGCAGCACGCTGCCGGTGATCAGCGACTGAATCGGGGCGGCGTTGAGATTGATCGTCACAACCCCGGTCAAGATGCCGCCGGTGAGCGGCAGAGCGGTCGCGACCGCGCCATCGACATAGGTCTTGTTCGTAAGCTGATTTCCGCCGACCGGCGTCCCGGTCCAGGTCGGCGTTCCGGTCGAGACGATCGAGAGGTTCGCGTTGAAGGTGGCGCTGCCGTTAAAGACGGCGGGGCCGGTTTCGGTGATGCCACCGGCGCTGATCGTCAAGCCGCCGGTCAAGGTCCCCCCGGTCAAGGGCAGGCAGGCGGCGGCGTTGCCATCGCAATAGCTTTTGTTCACGAGTTGATTGCCGCCGGCCGGCGTGCCCGGCCAGGTCGGCACCACCGAGCTGGAAATGGCGAAGGTCCCGGCCGAGGCGCCGACTGTTACCGGCCCATTGAATGTGAGGCTCGATCCGGATTGCGCGGTGAAAGACGCCCCGGACGGCAGGATCAGGTTGCCATTGACGGTCGCGGTGTTGGTGACCGTGAGGTTGTTTCCGATCGTCGCGTTGCCGCTGGTCGAAAAGGCGCCGGTGATGGAGGCGCCGCCGCCGGCGACGGTGAGCCCACCGGTATTGATCGTCAGGGCGCCGGTGAGGGTGCCGCCGGCGAGCGGCAGGAAGGCGCCCCCGGCGGTCTGCACAAAGGCGGTTGTCGCGAGCCTGGTCGAATTGTCGCCGGCGGTCGGCGTTGGCGCGGTGGGCGTCCCGGTGAAGGCCGGCGACGCAAAGATCGAGGTGCCACCGATGAAGTAGCCGGCGTCGGTATTGATCGAGCCCGCGGGTCCGCGCGAGACCCCGGTCCCGCCGGCGCCGATGTAGAGTTGTCCGGTCCCCCATAGCACGGCGACGGGGTTGCCGGCTCCGGCGTAGAAGGTCCACCGCGGCGCAGTCGTCGGGATGGTCAGCCAAAATTCATTGGTGTTGATGCCGATCGAGAAGTCCGGATTGCCGGTCGAACCCGGAAAGAGCTTGATCCGCTCCCCGGTCCCGAGGTTATCCGGCGGTCCGGTACCCATCCCGGAAAAGGCGAGCGTCCCGGAAAGGGTCCCGCCGGTTAGCGGCAGATACCCGGCAACCGAGTTATCGACATAGGCCTTGTTCGCAAGCTGGTTCGGGCCGGCGGGCGTGGTCGCCCAGGTCGCGGTGGTAGCAGGATCGATGTTGAAGGTGCCGCCATCGACATCGACCGGACCGTTTAGCTGGATCGTGCCGGCGATCGTCGCGCCATTGGTGACGTTGAGGTTGTTCCCGATCGTCGCGTTGCCGCTCGTGGTCAAGGGTCCGGTGATCGAGGCCCCACCCGCCGAGACGGTCAACCCGCCGGCGCTGATCGTCAGACTGCCGGTGAGAGTGCCGCCGGTCAGCGGCAGGAACGGGCCGCCCCCGACGAGCCCTTGCACAAAGGCGGTGGTCGCAATCTTGGTCGAGTTGTCGGCGGCCGGCGGTGTCGGCGCCGTAGGGGCTCCTGTGAAGGCGGGAGAGGCAATCGGCGCGCCCCCGAGGTTCGCGAGCGCAGCGGCGGCGGTGGTCGCATTGGTGCCACCGTGCGCGATGGTGACCGGGACGGTGAGATTGAGGGTCGAGGGGGTTGTGCTGGTGTCGAGGTTGAGCCCGGTCCCGACCAGCCAATTCGGACCAGGCGGACCCGGCGGCCCCGGATCTCCGGGCGGACCAGGTGGACCAGGTTCGCCGCCCCCGCCGCCGATCGGGATGCCGTTCTGAAAGAAGCCGCCGGCGGCGTCGACCAGGCCCTTGGCGATGATGTCGCCCGAGTTGTGCTGAACCGGTGTGTTGTTGTTGATCTGGCTCGACGCGTTTGTCGTCGCGGTCGCGGTGGTGGTGTTGACCTGTTGCTGGCCGTTTAGATTGACGGTGTTCTTCGAATTGACGTTGATGATGTTGCCGCGGTTCAGCCCGAGCGTGTCGCCCTCGTCGGTATAGAGCGACATCTCGCCCGGCTGCTGGTTTTGCAACCGGTATTGCTGATTGTTCGTCGCGACGATGACCGGGTTTGCGCGCTGGCCGGTGAAGAAAAGCGCGGTCGCGTCGGTCGGGGTTGTCCCATTGGTCGGAGCAACGGAGCTGTACCCGTAAAGCTGCATCAGCGGCATGTTGTCGATGAGCTCGGGCGTGTCGTTGATCCGGACCTGGGCCATCTGGATCGGCCCGCTGTCGTCGATCGTCGAGATCAGCACCGGTGCCGTCTGCATCAGCAGCCGGGTCCTGAGCCGGTCGAGTTGCGATTGATGCGTCGAGACATCCGCCTCGAGGCGGCGCAAGTGCGCCTGGAGCTCGCGGAATTCGCTCATAGCGCGGTCGTCGGCGGTCCGACCGGCATGCGTCCGGCCGGGGCCGATTGCGTCGGGTCCTGCGGGTTGTAAGCCGGGTTAGGCGTCGCGGTCGGATTGGTCCCGCCCGGCGGGTTCAAGAGGAACGGCGTCAAATCGCCGATCGGCTCCGGCGAGAAGGCCTCCGGCGGCAACATCGTGACCAGCGCGTGCTGCCCGGTTTCGTCGCGCAGATAGGTGCACGCCCCGATGATCCAGCCCTGTTGATCGATTTTGACCGCGGGGATGTAGACCGGCGCGGTGTTGTTCAGGGTCCACAAGGTGCGGCCGCTGTCGCGCCAGCCATCGCAGCGCACAATGACCGATTGCGAGCGGCCCCAGCGGCGGTTGCACTCCCATTGCGCCCGCTGCTGGGCGATCGACTGGCCTTGAAAGGTCTGCTCGCTGAGGATGTACCGCTTGCGGAAGCGCGGCACTCCCGGATCCTCGGCGTCACCGCCAAAGGTCGCCTGCAGCCCTTGCGGATCGTTGAAAAAGGTGGAGCTCAGGATGTGCGCTTCATATTCCGAAAAGCGCTGATCCATCGAATAGACGACCGTCGCCTGCTCGACGTTGACGCCTTGCGCGAAGCCCGAGGCCATTGTCCCGGTCCCGGCCTGGTCGAAGATCACCGAGCCGTCCGGCAGATCGTAGGCGATCAACTGCGAGAACCGTAGCAGGCGATCGATGATCTCCCACACCGTCTCGCCGAGGTTGATGTTGAACTGCGGGATCTGGGCGCCATCGAGCCCGCTGATCGTCACGTTGTAGGGCTGAGCGAGTTGCTGGGCGATCGATAGCGCGGTGCCGCCGAGCACCTGGAAAGACGGGCTCGCCGGATCGCCGAGAAAGGCGGAACAATCGACCAGGTCCTCGCTGAGACTGCGGCCGTCGATCCGCACCGTGTGGTTGTCCGCCTGGATCATGGCGGTGTACCGGTCAATGTAGCCGGTGATGACCAGGTCGGAGCCGATCATCACCTGGCAATTGTCGCCGGGCATGAAGGAAATATCCGGGGCGAGCGGATACTTCTCGGTGACCTGGATCACGAAGCTCGCCGGGATCATGTCCATTGAGCGGGTGACCGCGACCCGTTGCCAGCCGGTCCAGGTCTGCCCGTTGACGATCAGCGACAGAGTGTCGGTCGCACCGGGCGGCGCCCCGCTCAAAACTGAAGCGCCTCGAATTCGAGCGGCAGAAAGAGCGGATGTGACGCCCCGGATGACGCGACGAGCTGCGGCTCCCTCGTGGTGTCCTGGTAGAGGGTCCAAGCCTCGGTAAGGCTTGGCATCGGAACGGCGGTGACCACCTCGACGAGAAGCGGCAGGCTCGCGCCCCGGACGGCGAGATCGAAAGCCACCGCCGCATAGAGGTTGCGCAAGGCCTGATAGCTCGCGTCGCGGCCGGCGTCGGCGCAGCGCTGCGCCTCGGCGCCTATCGCGGCGCACACCTGTTGCCGCAGCGCAAAGGCGTCCTGGTAGCTCTGCGGCTGATATTGGACGGTCACGCGGGCGAGGGTCGAACAGGCGGCGCAGCGGAGGTTCGACGCGGCGAGGTCCTGCACGTCCTGAGCGATCGATTGCACCGGACCGGTCCCCGGAAGGTCCGGCGGTATCCAGCCGGTCAACGGCAGTAATAGGCGGATCGCGTCCGCGGGATCAGTGGCCGCGGCGGCGATCGCCGCGGTGAGATGGCGGCCGGCCCGCGCGAAGGCCTGCGCGCGCGCCAGGCGCTCGGAAAGGGTGTACCCGGCGGCGGTGATCTCGCGCGTCGACTTCACGTCAGCGCCTCGCCGGCGGCGTTGAGGCCGTCGATCGCGGTCAAGACCGCTTCACGTGTAACGATCGCCGCGGCGAGCTGCGAGTCCACGGTCGCGGTCGGCGGCAGGCTGGTGGTGCGGTTCCCCATCGCATAGCGCCCGTAAAAGCCGACGAGCCCGGTCACCGCGCTGAGCGCCCGCGCCGGATCATCGACGGCGGTCTGCGCCAGGCCATTGAACCCGCCCAGCTGGGAAAAGGGCGCGGCGGGGATCACCCCGATCTGATTTAGGGCATTGGCGAAGTCGGTCTCGGCCGCGCTGTCGAGGCCCGAGGCCATCGTTTCGGTGTTCTGTCCGGTGGCGATCGTCGTTTGCGGGTAAAGGAGCGACGACGAGGTAACGAAGGTGAAGGCGAGCTCCACCACCCGTCCCCGCTCAGCGCGATCAGTGGCCGTAAAGTCGATCAGCACCACTTGGACGGCGCCGAGCGTCGGATGCACCAGCGTCCCCTCGCCGGGCTGCTCGCAGGCCGCTAGCAACGCATCCCGCTGCTGGTAGCAATCGTCGCCGACGACGAAGGCCTGAAAGCTGAAGCGGCGCGGCAGCATCCCCAGGTCCTCGACCCAGATCGTGTCGCGATACGGGTATTCGTGCTCGACGACGCGGCGGCCGGCCTTGGTCTCGTCGGCGCTGGTGACGAACCCGACGCCCCGCCAAGAGCCAGGTTGCAGCTGCTGCCACCAGAGCCCGTCCTGCCATGCCGCAGTCGATTGATCGGGTACGAGGCTTGTTCCCGTGTTTTGCGTTAAGGGACCGAGCCCCGGCGGGATCAGCGGAGGGATGCCGGACATCAGATCACCGCGAGTTGAGAGTATTCGACGCGCGGCGGCGCGACGTTGACATCCCCGGTCCCGGCCGCAGCGATCGAGCTCCCCGCCGGCGGGTTGCGGTGTGTCACGGTCACGTTGACCGAACCCGTGGCGGGTGTCCCGGTGGCGAGCTGCACCGGCGCGCCCTGTGCCTGGTTTGCGAGGCTGAGACGGGCGAGATAGGACGCCGCCGGGTCTCTCGGCGCCTCGTACTTTCGCTCGGTGGTTTGCGTCGCCCCGGCCACTGATCCGGTCCGCCGCAGGTCGGCCAGGAAGCCCGATTGCGAAGTCTGGAGCTCATGCACGAGGAAGCCGTAATTGGCCGCGTCCGAGTGCGGATCGAGGTTGTTGGCTGCGGCCCACGCCTCGAATTCGCGACGGCGCCGTCCGGTCCATTGCGCCCAGCCGACGCCGCCCGCGCTCTCGGGCAGGCCTTGTTCGTGGTAGACGCCGAAGCCGTGGCTTTCGAAGCCGAGGTTGCCGACGAGCCCGGCCGCTTGGTCGCGGGTCAAGTTCAAGTCGCGCATCAGCGCCGGAATGAGGGTCGCGGCCTTCGCGGCATAGCCGGGACCCATGCGGCCGATCGGCGCGACCGCACCTTGTCGTCCGGGCATTGCGGGCGCGGGCGCGGGCGCGGCCGGACGATGCCACGGCGTCGGGCCACCGCCGAAGCCACGTTCCGCAACCCCGCCCCCAGGCGGTGCCGCCGGCGGTGCTCCGGGCAGCAACCGGGTAAAGCGCGCCAGCAGATCGTCAAGCGCCTTGGTCATTTCGTGGAATTTCTTGACCGCCCAATCGACGGTCTCGGTGATGACCTTCTTGATCTTGTCCCAATTCTGGTAGATCGCGAGCGAGGTAAGGGCGATCGCTTCGAGCGCCAGGCCGAGCGGCGAACTCGCCCCCAGGACCAGCGCAAGTCCGATCGCCGCTTGCTTGATGGTGTCGAAGTTTCGGGCGATGCCCAGAAGCACCGCGGCGATGCTTTTCGCGCCGTCACCCACGGATTTCCAGTCGATCCCTTTGATCCAATCGGCGAAGGCCCGCACGAGCTCG